GGGGTTGTGGTCGTCAATGCCGGCGCCTACGGCACCGTGGCAGTCGTCCTTGATCCGCACACGGATGATAAAATCCAGGGGCCGAATATTGCCGGCACTGACAATAAGACCCTGACCAACACCAAAACAACGGCAAACCGGGGCGATTTTGTCGAGTTCAACAGCGGCGAGGCGAACGGCCCGGTGATTACCAGGATGAAAGGCACCTGGGCGACGGCAACCTAATAACGAAAACGGAATAGCAGGGGCTGATCAGGTCCTGCTAGGAACGGACAATAACCAACGAGATAAGGAGGCAGTATCATGTCTGGATACAAAATAGGAGAAAAAGGAATAATCGGGAGAATTTTTCACAAGCTCTCCATCATAACCGCGCCCCCGTGGGTGGAGGCAACCTCAATGCTCATCCCCTCCACGCAGGAGGTGGAAACCTATGCAACCCTTGGCGCTGTGCCTGCAATGCGGGAGTGGGAAGGAGGCCGCCTGGCCAAAATCCTCCGGGAAAGCGACTACACCATCAGAAACAAGATCTACGAGGCAACCCTTGAGGTCCTCGTAGACGATCTTAGGCGCGATAAAACCGGCCAGCTCGATATCCGCATCTCCGAGCTCGCACGGAGGGCGCAGGGACACTGGGCCAAACTCTTGAGCGATACGATTATTCTCGGGCTCAGTACCAACTGCATGGACGGCCAATATTTCTTCGACGATGATCACAGCGAGGGCGATTCCGGCACGCAGAAAAACCTTATAACATACTCAGAGGTTCCCAAGCTTGACGTCGCCACCGTGACCGCGCCCACAGTCGAAGAGATGATCGATGCCATACTCGGCGTCATAGCCTATATGCTCAGCTACAAGGATGACCAGGGCGAGCCCATGAACGAGGACGCCCGGGAATTTTTGATCATGGTAGGCACGCCGGCGCTCTGGGGCGCTCTCATGGGCGCACTCGGGCAAACCAACGTGGCGAGCGGCGAGACCAATGTGCTGGCAACCCTTGACGGCTTCAAGTTGCGCGGCCAGTACAATCCGCGCCTATCTGCCTACACGGATGACATGGTGATATTCCGCACCGATAGCGATGTCAAGGCCCTTATCCGGCAGGAAGAGGTGCCTATCGAGGTGTCGGCGGTCGCGGAAGGAAGCGAGCTCGAGTTCGAAGAGAACGTTCACCACTATGGGGTGAAGGCAGTCCGGAATGCCGGCTTCGGCTTTTGGCAGATGGCCTCGTTTTCGACCTTCCATTAAAACCTATGAACAACCAGGGATGGGCCGCCCCATAGAAGGATCTTCACCGGAGGGGCGGCCCATGCCCCTCATGAGGCGTTATGATCAAGCTCTATGTCGCTATCCTGAATCATGGCTGGGTAAGGAGCGAATTCGTCACCGATGTCCTGCCCAAACTTTGGCACACGGAGGGCGTCGAAACCACGCTTGAGAATCTGGGCAAGACCTGGATGCACCCGATCTCCAGCAACCGCAATGCGATCACCAAGCGGTTTCTCCAAAGCGGGGCCGATTTTCTCCTTATGTTCGATGACGATGTGGTGCCCCTCGGCAATCCTGCGGCATTCTGCGCGCTTGATAAAGACGTGATCGGCTTTCCTGCCAAGGTCCGGCAGACCTCGCAAACAGGATCCTGGATCCTGAGCTGGGTCGCCTACAGCAGGATAAAAGGCACGGATGACTATCTGCCTGTCCGCTTTGAAAACTTCGACGATCAGACGGCCCTCGTCAAGGTCGATGCCGTGGGCACGGGCTGCATCCTCATTGCGCGCCGGGTTCTTGCCGGTCTCAAGGCCCCCTTCCATACCGAATTCGATGAGGATGGAATCTTAACGGTCGGCACCGATTTCGCCTTTTGCCGCAAGGCGCAGGCAGCGGGCTTTGAAATCCTCACCGCGCCCCAGTGCGTGTGCGAGCACTATAAAGAACTCGGCATGCTCAATTTTTCGGCGATTGCCGACAGCGAACAGATCGATCCTGCGGCCAATGCCTATACGATTCCCTGGGGCGGCATGGCCATCAATCCGGATGACTGGAATTTTATCAGGAAAATCATCTGCGCCCGCGGGCCCGCGAAGATCCTCGAGTTCGGCTGCGGGCTCAGCACCCTGCTCATGAGCGAATATGCGGAGGTGATCGCCTACGAGACCGATCCCTCCTACGCTGATGTTATCCGCGCAAAGGCCAACGGCAACGGCAATCTGGCCGTGCGCCTGTGGGACGGGATTGTCCCGGACCGCGACATGCCCTCTGCCGATCTTATCTTTATCGACGGCCCTCCTAACCCATCGCTCGGCGGTCCCGGCAGGGAGGCGGCCTTCCGGGCGGCAGCGCAGCTCAGCGACCATATCATCGTCCATGATGCGAACCGCGATGCAGAGGCCAACTGGCAGCAGCTTTATCTCCAGCCGCATTTTGCCCTCAAGAGGCGGAGCGGCTACCACCAAACAGCGTGCCATTACTGGGTGAGGCGGTCATGACCTTCAAAATCTGGCGGGATACCTACGAGGATGACATCTTTTTCAACACCGGCGAATTCGCCGAAACCGTCACCTATAACGGTGTCGAGATTTCGGCGCTCGTCAGCTATGGGGAACGCCTGGAGGATGCCGGCGGCGCCAAGCGCACCAAGGCACAGCTCCGAGTAAAGGCGGCCGATGTTGCCGATCCGGCGTACCGGGATACGGTCGTGATCGGCTCAAACACCTTTTATGTGCAGAACAGGATCTCCGGAGATGACCGTTCGTGGCTCCTGGAGATCAGCAGGGATGAAAGGCCCGGGTTACGTTAATGCTCAAAGTAGCGCTCAAAGGCTTGATCGAGGCAGGCAGGGAGATGGAGCGATGGTCCGCCCAGAAACGGAAGCAGATCCGGCTTGCCCAGAGCCTCGCCCTGTCCAAGGTCGGCTATCAGACGCGGAAAGCATGGGCCTATGATCTCAAAACAGGCAATCTCGGATTGGCCGAGCTGTCGGTCTATCACAATATGGCCGGCGATACGGGCTTTGAGCGGCGGCGCACCAAAAACCCCCTGGCCAACCTATTCGGCGGCATCACCTATCACGTTGACCGGCAGAAGATGCGGCTTTATCTCGGCTTCCTGGGAATGACGCCGGGCACTGCCTGGCAGGCCCGCATTGCCGGGCGATCCCAGCAGGGCTACACCTGGAATGTTACCGAGCCGCACCGGGAGGCGCTCCATACAATGGGCATCCATCTCAGAGAATCGACCAGGAGCGTCAGGGTGCCGGCGCGGGATATCATCGGCACTGCCTATGCACGGGATGAACAAAAGATATTCCGGACGCTGCGGGATCTCTTCCGGCGCAAAATGGCAGGCGAGAGGATCTGATGGACAGCAATACCCTTTTTGAAACCCTGCGAAACGCCGTCCATGACAACGCCGCTGCCCAGGCATGGTGCCTGGCCACCTACGGCCAAAAGCATAAGGTCTATGACGGGATCGATATACGCAACCCGCCGAATGAGGATCAATATCCCATCGTGCATATGTTTCCGATCACCATGAGCGGCGGCTATGATTCAGAGCAGGCCGAATATGAAATCGCTGTCGTCTGCGGCATCCATGATGCGACTGCCGCTGCGGATGGCACGCGGGCCAATATATATGTCTATGAGGGACGTGAAAATATCGAGACCTTCCGGCAAAAGATAGAAGACGCCCTCACGGCCGCAATACCGAGCGGATACCGTCTCTCGGAACTCAGCGTCGATTATGAGACGATAGAGTATTTCCCTTTTTTCCTGGCCGCTATGCGGCTGCTCATCGTCAAGGAATATTACCAGGGAGACAGCGCGTTCGCATAGGAAAGGAGCTGAACCATGAATCCTTATAAAGGCATCGTGAGAATTTCATGCACCCGCAAGAACGGATGCCTGAGAAACCTTAAGATCGCAGATGTGCAGCCCGGCTGCATGGACTGCCCGGCGGCGAAGACCGAGATCCTGGATCTGGATGGAAACGTGATCTTCGAGTACCGCTCGCCGGAGCAGAGAACGGGGAAACGGAAAAAATAATGGGAGTAATGGAGTAATGGAGTAACACATCTTCTCAACACTCCAGTTCTCCAACCCTCCAATATTCCCCAACCGAAGGGAGGTTTATCATGACGTATACATCAACACCAACCCACGGCAAGGTGGCAAGGCTGGAAAAGGGCGACACGGCCGTGGATTACATCGGGGAATGGAATCTGGAATTTAACTTGGACATGGCAACCCAAGAGCGGCAGGGCCAGCATTGGAAGAATCATAGCCCAGGCCAGGCCGGATGGGGCGGCAGCGCCAGGGGCCATGCCGTGCTGGGAAACACGCAGCAAAAAGCCTTGCATGACAACCTGGTCACCGCAACGCCTGGGACCAAATTGACCGACATGAAATTTTTGATCGACGGATCCGCAGAGGGATGGAGCGGGGATCTTTATGTGACGAGCATCAAGATAGGCGCCGGCGTAACCGGCATCGTCTCCATCGACATGACATTTATGGGCGACGGCGAGCCGACCCTATCAGACCAGCAGTAGAGAAGGTGGATAGGCTGAAGGCTGAAGGCTGTTAGGCAAACCTTCAGTCTAAACTCCTTCAGTCTAACAACCTGCCGCACAGCGGCAAAGGAGGCAATCATGGGATCTCCAACCACGCCCACCCACGGCAAGCTGGCGGCGATCTACCGGCTGCGGCCCAACGGCTTCAAGGGCGATGGGCTGAACGATGCAGGCTGGGGCACCGGCTACAGCGGGGCTTCGAGTGCCTACTTCGAGGTGGTGATCGATGCCGAGGGCACTCCGGACACGTTTAAATGGCGCAAGGACGGCGGCGAGTGGACCACCGAAGTGGCCATCACGGGCGCTGCCCAGACCCTCTCGGACGGCCAGACCATCACCTTCGCAGCCACTACCGGCCATACGCTCAATGACCAGTGGATAATCGGAAACCTCAAGGATGAGGCCTGTTCGGAATCGGGCGCCGAGGCCCAGATCACGGCGGAGGCCAAGTGGATTCTCAACCCCACCACCCCGCCCACCTTCGAGGATACAGGCAGCAAAAACGTGCTCATCATCAGCTACACCGAGGGCAAGGCCGTGTTCGACGGGAACGTCACGGTGGTGACCGTGACGGGCAATGACGGCTATATCGTGGAGGCCTCGCTCGAAAAGGTGGGCTACCTCATCAATTGGGATTACAGCCCGGCGGTCGATATGGCCACGCTCGAGTACATGGGCCAGCATTGGAAGAGCCATCTGTCCGGCCAGGCCGGGATCCCGGGCAGCGCTGAGAAGTATTATATCGGCTGCGATACCTTATTCGAGGATCTCAAGGACTGCGCGGATACGACCAAGGAATTCTTCCTGCTCGAGCTGTTCAACTATGATCCGGACCAGGATCAGACCGGGGACCACTGGCTCGTATGGGCGACCTTCCAGGGGCTCAACATCGCCGCGCCGTTGAACGAGGTGATCAAGGAGCGGCTGGAATTCACAGTGCAGGGCATCCCGAGCTTCAAGGCGAATGCGTAAACTATCCAGGAGGAAGATATGAAAATTTCTATCAGCAAGGTCAGCACGGAGCCGAGGTGGTTCCCCTACCAGGGCGCCCGGCTCAAGATCCGGCCTATCCTGCTCAGCAAGACGAACACCGTGCTCACGCCGGAGGGGAACATCATGCTCCCGGGCGAAGAGCTCTGCAGCCGGTTCAAGGAGGCGCTCATGGCCTGGGAGACTGTGACGGACGACGACGGCAAGGAGCTTCCCTGCACCGACGAGGTCAAGCAGATCGTCTTCGACCATCAGATGGGCGGGATCCCCAATTTCGTGCTCGGCAAGGCCTTCGGCGACGCGGCGATCAAGGAGGAAGAGGAAAAAAACTCCTCATCTGGGCGCGCTGGTTCTTCAAAGAAGACAAAATAACGTGCGATTTCTGCAGACGCGTCCAGAAGGATGATTTTATCATGGTGGGCTGCCCGGGGATCGATTTCGTGGAGCGGTGCCCCCGGGGCCTGGTCCCGAAACTGGATCCGGGAAACGAGGGCTTCCTGGAGCTCTTTTTGCGGCTGCTGCCCGGCCTCTTCGACGGCTACGGCGCGGCCCGGTACGAGGCGATCGACTATATCATGAGACACTACGGCATTCAAAAACCGATGCGGCCCATCTTCCACGATAAATGCCTGGTGATGATCCAGGCCGTGGGAGAGATCAGGGAGGAGAAGCGGAGAGATCATGGCCAAGGGCATTAAACTCGAGATCACCATTGACGACAAAGGCACGGCCGTTGTGAAGCGATTCGCCGGCGATACGGCCCGGCATCTCAAGGATATGTCGGATAAGGGGGCCAGACATATCGGCACCCTCCACACCGGCTTCACCAAGATGGGCGGCGCCGCGAAGGGCCTGGGCGATCGGTTGATCAACCTCAAAACCATTGCGGTCGGCGCCCTGGCGGGCTGGGGCCTGCAACGCTTGGCCGGTAGCGTAACAGGTGTTGCCTCCACATTTGAGGATCTCAAACTTTCCCTCGATACCATCACCAAAGGCAGGGGCGAAGAGTGGTTTAAAAAGCTGAATGAATGGGCGCTCAAGATGCCCGTCAACACGGAGAAGGCCATTGAGGCATTCAAGAACATGCGGGCGATGGGCCTGCAGCCTACCATTGCGGATATGACCACCCTGGTTGATACGGTCGGCGCAATCGGCGGGGGGAGCGATGCCCTGATGGGCGTTGCCCGGGCTCTCGGACAGATCCAGACGAAAGGGAAGGTGTCGGCCGAGGAGCTGATGCAGCTCGCAGAGCGGGGAATCCCCGCTTATGACATCCTGCGGGAAAAGTTAGGGCTCACCCGGGAAGAACTCGGCAAGATCGGCACCCTTGGCATTGAAGGGGGTAAGGCGGTGCATGCGCTCCTTGCGGGTATGGGCGATCGCTTCGCCGGCCAATCCGCCCGGATGCAGAAAACCTGGGCCGGCATGATGGAGGCCCTCAAGAGCTACTGGACGGAATTCCAGCGCCTGATCATGGAGGCGGGCCTCTTTGATGCGATGAAGCAAGGCCTCGGCATGGTCCTCAAGAAGATCGACGAGCTCAAGGCATCCGGCAAGCTGGATGTCTGGGCAAAGGAAACAGCGGAAAGGGTGCTGGGTGCATTCCAGCTTATCATCAAGGGCGCCGGCCTGGTCGGTTCGGCCTTCCGCGGATGGCAGATGATCTGGCAAGGGTTGAAGGGAGCGTTTGCTTTGTTTTCTATTGCCCTTGCAACCGGCATCGATAAGGCCCTGGGCCTGATAAAAAAAGGCTATGAATATCTCATCAAGTATTATGAGGTGCAGAATAAAGTTCTCGGGTGGATCCCCGGCCTCAAGGTGAATACTGATGCCTACCGTGATGCAATTAAGGCCCTGGGCGGCGCCCAGGGATTCGCCGGGGAGATGACCGAATACTGGGACGGTGTGCTGATCAGCGCAGACAAGAACCTTGAGAATTTAGTGGGAACAGAGATGAAACATGAGAGGGCCATTGACGCCCTCATCAGAAAGATCGAGGGTCTCAAGACCGGCATGGAGGGGGCCGCCGCCGCGCAGAATACGTCCGCCTCAAGCAGCAAAACAGCGGCCAAAAATGCCGCTGCAGTCGCAGCGAGCCTGGCATGGCCGGAGAACCGGGAGCTGGCTGAATTGGCGGGAATGGCCGTTCCATATACAAAGCCGGTACGGGAGCTGAAAGAGCACATCATGCTC